TCACGCATCAGTATCTTTACCCCATCCGCGGTGAACCATAAGAACACCGTTGACGATAGCGTGTCTTTTCCCTTCTTTATCGCCAATGTATTTTCTGACTGTGGCACGATTGCAGTTCAGTATTCGGGCCACTTCGGTCTGATTTCCATATGCCTCAACAAGCATGTCAGGAATGGTTTTTACGGTGAACGTCATGCGGCCTCACTTCTGCTGTTTCGCAGGTCTTTAAGTTTCTGTTGATACTCTGCCTTGATCGCCTTGCACTCTTCGACAGCCCAGCGGTGGCGACTATGGTTTGATTCGATTTCGTCTACTGCTTCCTGCCCGATGCGGTTAATCAGTTCGACACGATACGGAACGAGATTTCCGCTTTTGTACTGGTTACACACCACGCATTGCTTATGGATATTGCGTTCATCAAATCTGAGCTGAGGTGCCGCAGCTGTTGTACGGTAATGGCCTGCATCCCACTGGGCTGAATCGAACGTCCCGCATGAAACACACGGCAAATGACGGTCCCGCTCCCTGATATAAGCATTCACAGCCTGTTGTGCCTGCTTAATCCAGTAACTGCGGGGCTGTAAGTCCCTCCTGCGCGCTTTCAGCTTGTCTGCCTGCTCTTTTGCTGAAGCTATCGCCTTTTCTTTTCTGACCAGTTCCAGTGCGCACTGACCACAGCAAACTTTCTGATATGAGCGGAACGGCACAAACGAGGAGCCGCACACTTTGCATTTTTTTGGTTTACGTTGCTTCATCATCACCTCAGAAAAACGACAGCAGGCGGTTATTCAGTTCAGGATTGTTTGAGCGCCCGAACACATGTTTTAACGCGGCATTAATCATTGCGTTGTAGCAACGTTCAAACTCATCCTGATCCATATTCGCGTAACTCAGGCTTTTTGCCCGATATCTCACCTCGCCTCTTATGGTTGTGACCACATCATAGAACCCGGCAAGAATTGTCAGATTTTTACGAAACTCATCAAACTGCGTCGCTTCATCAGAGAATTCGTATCCAGCATGTTCAGCGCACCAGTACTGAAAGCAGAAATTAAGAAAAGCGAACATCTTCCGGTGAAAAGATGGGTTACGGGTAAGTTTTGCTTCCAGTGTATACAGCTCACCGTTTTTAAATTTTGCCAGTCGGGGTAAATCGCGCTCATACGCCGGTACAAATACGCCATTAGCCGCCTTGATCATCTCTATTTCCATCAGGCAGCCTCCGCTTTGAATTTGCGCGTCAACACATGTTCACGGGCTTCACACCCCTGAATGAGCATGTCGTTAAAATCCGGCAAGTCAGGCCAGCGAATGCTGACTTTCTCAACGTCATTGCAACTCATGAGATTCTTATGCCCACATTTAAAGGCAGCCGCCAGACCTGCGCCGTGCGCATCATTGTCAGCAAAGATAATCAGGTGATTAACGCCAGGTGGCGCAATGAACTTCTCCATAAAACCGGAGTTCATTGTTGACCACACATTGCAGCGGAAGATTTGACGGCATGAAAGCGCAGTTTCGATACCCTCGGCTATCCCCAGAGTGGACGACACCGGATACAGGCGTATTGCCACCGATTTGGCATGCTGCAAACCAGGCAACTCCTGTAGCGCGGTCATTTTTTTAGCCGCCTCTACATTCGCCTTGCGATCACCATCCAGCAACGTACGATGCAGATAGCAAAGAGAACCTTTGTCATCTGTTGCAATGGCGTAAATTGCCTGATATTCGCGCCCGCTGGCGATCTGACGGTCACAAAAACGCACGGATTCGGTCGGTAACTGGAGTATTCCCCTCCCCTGCAGGTACGCCTCACCTGTTGTACCCCGCAGACACGGGAGTCCGGCAAACTTATCTATGACCAGCTCCCGCTTTCTGCTTATCTCTGTTACAGGCTGGCTGACTTTCTCCCTCTTCCAGGTATTTCCGATCAGCCGATCGATTTCATCACACAACGTCACCCAGGGCTTACCCGTGGCAAGTTGCAACAGATTCATCCCGTCCCCGTGACCACAGACGCAAATCCATGAACCGGAACCATCCTTATCATCACAGCGAAATTTACCTCTGGCACCACATATCGGGCAGGGTCCGTTGTAATGTTTCACACCAGTAACAGGAGGCATGCCGTAATATTCAAAAATCCGGCTCCAGTGCCCCACGGCTGCATCTCTAGTTCGCATGCTGGCCTCCTGTCATGGCTTTCTTGCGCCCTTTGGCATAGGCAATGGTCTTTGACTTGATGAAGTTGTACACTTCAACTGAGGTTTGCAGCGGCGCATTACTGAAGCCTTTAGGCCAAACCCCGAACTTCTCCTTGTAGGTATGAGCACACCATCCGTCACTCAGTGGCTTACCTGTCGCGTTGCGGTAATTCTGATACCCCTTGATCTCGCTCCACCAACGCTGTTTTTCCTCACGGGTGTATTCGCGTTTCCCTTTGTTGACGCGTGAAAGCTTACGATCGCGATCTGTCGCCACGTCATCACCACCAAGAGGATGAAATCCACATTTGGGACACATATGCACGCCAGCAGGCTTCATGAAGTGGCATTTGGGGCATTCCCTGGGAAGTTTCTCAGCCTTAACCTCACTCCCGCCAGCAGACGCTTTCATTCCGTCATTTTTTCCCGGAAGTTCGTCATACTCGATATCCTCGGGGAAGCCCAGCCGATGAACCGTGCCGGAATGGTCGAAAATCAATGCGCGTTTTTTACCAGACGCAGTACGTAACGCTCTCCCGATGCACTGCAACCAGCGGATTTCTGATTTGGTCGGACGGGCGTAGATCAGGCAGCGAACATCGCTGTCAAATCCCGCAACCAGTACGCCAACGTTGACAATTATTTTGGTCGCACCCTCTTCAAAACGGCGAATGATGTCCTGTCGTTCATCATGGGGGGTATCTGCCGTCATCACCTCTGCGCCAATGCCAGACTGTAAAAACTCACGGGTAACAAAGTTCGCATGAGCCACATTCACGCAGAAGCAGATCGTCGGTAAATCCTCGCCATTCTCAAGCCAGTTGCTGACGATATCGCCAACCAGATCCGAACTCCCCATGATGGATGCGAGCTGTTCCTCGTTGTAATCCCGTCCAAATACGGTGTTACTGGTTTTTACGCCAGCCAGATCAGGCATTGAGGGGGCAAAAAACTCATAATCGCTCAGATCACCACGCTGAATAAGTTCACGAATCGTTGTAGGCTTGATCAGGCATTCGTAGTACTTCCCCATCCAGGCTGCGAACGGGGTGCCGGAAAGCCCAAGAACCCTGATATCTTTGTCCCGGATAACCTCAAGTAACGCACGACGCTTCATGTGTGCTTCATCGATGATCAGCAGATCGATGTTGTCAGGAAACTCACGACGGATCAGCGTGTCGGCACTGGCAATCTGAATCAGTCGTGACGGGTCATAGTTAGGGTGATCACGCCATACAAAACTGATTTCTTCCCACGGCAAACCGTATTCGGTGAAACGTTCCGCTGTCTGGTTCAGCAGGATGGTGTACGGACAGACAAACATCACCCGCATACCACGTTCAACCATTCCGGCAGTGACGAATGCTGCAAGACCAGTTTTGCCAGAGCCAGTGGGTGCATACATCAGGTACGTGCGATGCTGTTTCCACTGGTGCCGCAGCTGGTTTAAACCGCGCTCCTGAGCAAAGTTTGGGGTGATTTTCAGCATGACGCCCCCTTGCCATTCGCCGGGATGATATCGATCCCAGCATCGCTATAACTGGTCAGTTTCTTTGGCATTCGAAGCAACACAAAGCCTTCAGTGCCACGACGTGCCAATTCACGCAATTTCATGACTGAGCGGGATCGCGGAGAGCTACGATCGATCTCGATAGCCACACTCCCACCAGTTTTTGCTGTTGCGAGAATATCAACACGGAAATTTCTGCCATCGATTCTTACTGTGACATTGCTTGCCACATGCATCCCCTGTGACTCAAGGAGCGTTACAACATCAGCCAGAAAGCTGTAACGCTCCTCTGTTCTCAGTGGTACAGTGCTCAGTGTACGGATCAGTGCCGATTTGGTTGCTGCTGACATAGTTTATCACCAAATAGTTAGCTCGATAATCATTTCACCAGAAACTATCGCTCGCTTATACAGTGATCTACCTAACCTATGTACCTGCCTTCTGGCCTAGGCCAAGGGATACAGGCCTTACCAACGACTCCACCCCCTTACCCCCTCCTCGCTTCCTTTCAGGAAATTAGTTGCATGTGAAATTATCTCTAGCGCAACTAACCGCCATCATGGTGTCGGGGGAAACTTCCGTACCGCTACTGGCGAAAGCATCCAGCCACGGCTGGCTCTCGCGTACTTCTGGACATACACCCGTAACCGGGTGTTGGCGCTCCGTCTTGCCCTGTTGCCCTTCCTGAACGATACAGGCTCCTTGTCCCACTCTTCCTGGTACACTCTCGCGTACTCTGCTGCAATTTTTACCCGGGTGGTCGGGTCTAGCTGTAACAATTGCTCCTGTATCCAGTCCCGATCAGCATCACAGTACTGCTCGGGCATAACCGTTTTGATTTGCCTGTTCACTCACACCTCCGATGGGCTGTGTGTCCAGGATTAATCATCGCCTCTTACGAACGCAGGGAACGGTCGAACCTCTTCCGCCTCAACTCTGCCGTCATCAAAGGTTTTGACGTAAATTTCACGTCCGACGAGAAGCGCTTTACTGATCGCGCTCTGCGCCACACCAAAGTCCTTAGCGGCTTTCTTCTGACCGAACCTGTATACGTAATCAGCCAGGGTCTCTTTTTTCATCGCCATAACTGACTCCTTCAAAATGCCCACATCATTACGCACAGTTATTAAAATGTCAACACCGCAGATATTTCATTACATATAACCAAAGGTGATATGGTATGAACATGAAAAAGAAACCGTTAACCCCTGAGCAACTGGAAGACGCCAAGCGTCTGAAAAGTATTTTTAACGCTAAAAAGAAAGAGTTAGGCCTGTCGCAGGAATCATTAGCCTATGAATTAGGTGTTACCCAAAGCGCTGTTAATCAGCTAATGGCTGGCATCAACGCCATAAATGCCAGCCACGCAGCACAGCTTGCTAAGATACTGAATGTAAAGGTCGGAGATTTCAGTCCCAGCCTGGCAAAATCTATTGCAGAAATGGCGCTCGCAATTGAAGAGCCATTAACTCGTGTCCCCGCTTACGAATATCCGTTACTCTCCTGCGTACAAGCTGGCGCATTCTCAATGGATGATATTTCGTACACCGCAAAAGATGCGATTAAATGGATCTCCACCACCACAAAAGCCAGTGACAGGTCGTTCTGGCTGGAGGTCAAGGGGCATTCAATGACCGCACCGCAGGGTGGTAAACCCAGCTTCCCTGAAGGTATGCTGATACTCGTTGACCCTGAACGGGAAATCGAGGATGGCGATTTTTGCGTGGCCCGAATGAACGGCGATGAATTTACCTTCAAACGATTCATTCGTGAGAGCGGTAAAGCGTACCTGGAGCCGCTCAACCCACGATTCGACATGATTGAGTGTAACGAAAACTGCCAGTTTGTCGGAAAGGTCATCAAATCGCAGTGGAATGATGAGACTTTTGATTGAGCTCACAGAGTGATTTGACATCCTTCACGCCTGAAGAATGTGGAGGATGTCAAAAGCACGTTGGCATCATCATGCCACGTAAAGAGGATTAGTTATGCTTCAAAAGCTAGACGTCGCAGACAGCGTGCGTCGCGAGCTGTCTCCCCGTACCGCGCGTAAACACAAAGCTGAGTTCGGCCAGTTCATGACGCCTTCTGGCGTGGCCCGTTTTATGGCCTCCTTGTTTCCACCGAGCACAATGAAAACTTGCCGTCTACTGGACGCAGGCGCTGGTGTAGGCGCACTGTCTTGCGCCTTCCTCGACCGTTGGCTGGTTGGCGAGTTTGGCTTTGAGTCTGTCGAGGCAACAGCCTACGAAATCGACAAAAAGCTGTGTGGTCACCTTGCGAAGCACTTAACCGGGTACAGGAGAGTGACGCCCCGCATCATCGAAGGGGATTATATTGAGCTGGCAACCGCCGAAGGTCTACAGGATCGAGGTTATACCCATGCAATACTTAATCCGCCTTACAAGAAGATCAATAGCCAGTCAGCCCACCGGCAGGCTCTTCGCACTGTCGGTATCGAGACGGTAAATCTGTATTCCGCCTTTGTTGCACTGGCTGTAGGTGAGGTTGCACCTGGCGGGCAGATAGTGGCCATAATCCCACGTAGTTTCTGCAACGGACCGTATTACCGTCCGTTCCGTAATTTCATACTTGAGCGGGCAGCAATCCGCCATATTCATTTGTTCGAATCACGTAGCAAAGCTTTCAGGGATGACGATGTGTTGCAGGAAAATATTATCATCCGCCTGGAGCGTGGAGGCCGTCAGGAGGCTGTTACAGTCACAACTTCGACCGATGATAGCTTTTTTGACCTGGTCACCTACGAACACCCATTTGACCAGATTGTGTACCCGGACGATTCGGAGCGGTTTATTCATGTGCCGACCACGCTCGAGAAAAGCGCCATTGAGTTATCATCTGCCGTACAATGTTCGCTGGCTGATATTGGCGTGAAGGTATCGACCGGACCGATAGTTGATTTCCGACTGAAAGCTCATTTGCGCAGCATGCCAGAAGAAGGAACTGTTCCCCTGATCTACCCGAGCCATTTGAGTATGAGTAGCACTGTCTGGCCTGTGGAAGGTTTGAAGAAACCCAACGCAATCATGCGCAACGACGAGACAGAAAAGTGGCTTTACCCGAACGGTTTTTATTGTGTGGTGCGTCGTTTCTCGTCGAAGGAGGAAAAGCGCCGAGTGGTAGCAAGCGTCGTTGATCCTGCTACCTTCAGTGAGTATTCAGTGTTGGGATTTGAAAATCACATGAACGTGTTTCATGAGAACAAACATGGGTTACCCGAGGCGCTGGCCCGTGGCTTGGCCGTGTTCCTGAACACTACCGCAGTGGATAAGTATTTCCGTCGCTTCAACGGGCATACACAGGTCAATGCAACCGACCTCAAGATGATTAAGTACCCAAGCCGTGACACTCTGATAGAGCTTGGCAAGTGGGCTATGCAACAAGAAACTCTCACGCAAGAACATATTGACGCTAAGCTAGGAGCTCTGACTGCATGAACAACCAAAATGATTATATTGAGGCCGCTCAGCAAATCATAGCATCCTTAGGCCTGCCCAGAGCGCAGCAGAATGAGCGTTCTGCTTTGTGTTTGCTGGCACTCCTGAACCTCACACCGGGAAAAGCATGGGCCGACGCGGAAAATCCGCTTGTGGGCATTACACCAATCATGAATTGGGTTCGGGAGCACTACGGCAAGGTCTACGCACCCAATACTCGTGAGACATTCCGCCGCCAGTCTATGCATCAGTTCTGCGCTGCTGGAGTAGCCCTCTACAATCCGGACAAGCCCGATCGCCCAGTGAACAGCCCGAAGGCTGTTTATCAGATCGAACCTGCTGCTCTGTCCATGCTACGCACTTTCGGCAGCCCGGCATGGCACGATAGCCTTGCAACCTATTTAGCCGAGCGTGAAACGCTGGTTACCCGCTATGCTAAGGAGCGCGAACAGAATCGTATCCCTGTTGAAATTGCTGCGGGCCAGCAAATAACCCTCAGTCCCGGCGAGCACAGCGAACTTATCCGTGCCATAATAGAGGACTTCGCCCCACGTTTTGCTCCGGGTAGCGTGCTGGTCTATGCTGGCGACACTGGCGAAAAGTGGGGCTACTTCGACGCTCCACTGCTGGCCGGGCTAGGTGTTGATGTGGATTCACACGGTAAAATGCCAGATGTGGTGCTACATTTTACTGCGAAAAACTGGCTGCTACTGGTTGAGTCTGTCACCAGTCATGGACCGGTTGATGGGAAGCGGCATGCTGAGCTTGCCAGGCTGTTTGCCGGATCAACAGCCGGACTTGTCTATGTGACCGCTTTTCCAAATCGCTCCATCATGGGGCGATATCTTGGTGAAATCGCATGGGAAACAGAGGTATGGGTGGCTGATGCACCTTCTCATCTTATTCACTTCAACGGAGTGCGATTTCTTGGCCCCTACTCTACTGAATGAGAACAGGACCAGATAAATAGCCCGGCCCATGCGCCGGGTTTTTCTTTGCATATCCCCTCCTGTTATCTGCCCCCTTAAAAAATAAATCACTTTAAAAATCAGTTAAGTAATAATTTCTCGCCATTAAAAAGCACCAACGGTATTTACATAAAAATCACCGCAAGTTATATTCATTTCAAGCCAGAAACATCGCGCCCTTACACAGGGCTACATAAATCAGTCGTACGGCGCGACTTAACCCGCCGCAAAATGCTCTTTAACAATCTGGAGCTTTACAGCGTCAATGACCTGTTTAGACCCCTACACGTAAACGTGCTGTATCATCGGGTGCGATCCGGTCGATGAGAGAGTATCCCCGCGCGAGAGCGAGAACGGCGTGAGAACGGGCAACACTGGCAGGAAGTTGGCGCTGACCAATACAGGGAATGTTTTGGGGTGCAGGCGGCACCGCCAAAGCATTTCCGAGAAAGGACGGTATTGACTGCGTGTGATGTCGGGGCTATATTTGGCGAGCACCTCATAAAACGGGTGTCGGGATTCTCACCCCGCTGACAATCGAGGCGATACGGACGCGCCAGCGTCTTTTTTTGTATCAACATACACGCACATCTTATCAATGGTGGGCTGTATGGGGCCGACTTCGGTCGGGCTGGTTCCCTTGATTGCCAGTTGTGAGAACCCTGTACAGTCCACCGCCAGCGAGCTTCTCACCTCCAGCGGTGGTTATCAATCACCAATCAAGGAGGCTGCCATCATGGCTACTATCTCTCCCCTTTCTCGCCCATCCGTAACTATTGAAAACGGCAATGCCATCACTACGTCAATTGACATCGCAGAGTTCTTTGAGAAGCAACATCACCATGTTGTTCAGAAAATAGAATCCCTCGAATGCTCTGAGCAATTCTTAACCCGCAACTTTTCGCGGGTTAAATTTGAACACCGAGGCAATACCTATAACGCCTATCAAATCACCAAAAACGGATTCGTCTTCCTGGTGATGGGATTCACTGGTAAAAAAGCCGCTGCTTTCAAAGAAGCCTACATTGCTGAATTCGATCGCATGGAAAAACAACTATGGGAACAGAAACAACTGGCCCTGTCTTCTCCTGCGATGAATATCAATTTCCCTTTGTCGTGGTTTTCAGAGCATCACCCCTACGCCACGATGAACTATGTTGATCGCAAGGTTATCAGCCTTGATGCTTCCGTGCTCTTCGATATGCCAAGCCCAACTATGCGCATCCTCAATGAGCTACACAGCAAAGGCTATAACGTTGACGCCGCTGTCGCCGAATTTAACGCCTTCAAGCATCTGACGGAAGAAATGCGCCGTAAATTGCTGGATATTTCCCGCACATCGGAAAAATCTTCCCGCTTTGGTTTCAACGTTAATCTTTAATTAACCCCATCCCCGATCACATATCGGGGATTAAATAAAATATCTGGATTAATTAACCGGAGGATTTGTCATGCTCAAACCTCACTACGGAACCGCATTAGTTTCTCGCGAGGACGTTAAACCCGGCACAGCAATTCTTTACAACGGGCGTTATTACATGGCGTCAGCGAACGTTAATAATGCACTTTACGCACATTCACTGATTGAAAAAATTCGCATTATCTCAGATGCAATAGAAGTTTACCTGAACAATAAAGGCCAACCGTTAATCTCACCAGCCTGAAAGGAAATATCATGCTCAATCAAAAAATAAATATCAATGTAAAAAGCGTCGTAACTCCAGCAGGAACGATAATGGGAGAAGTTTTTATGGATGATAAAATCATCGCCTATTTTGTCATCCTGTCTGATGAGGCTATTTCTGTTATTGATACGGAAGGCAATGTTATGTTTATCGCGGAACATCCAGAAGACATCGCATTACAGGCCGCTGCATATTTCTTCGCTAAGGAGCAGGAGGAAGAATGTAACTGCCCTGTATGTCAGCTTTCCCGACAAATTAATTTAATGCATTAACCGGAATCAGGAGTTCCGCCATGAACGCATACCTCACCTGCGACCGCATAGAGGAGCGTCGCTGGATTAATCAGCAAATTCAGGATGAAAAGGATAAATGGATTGATGATCGGGCGCAGGAGCTTATCAGCATGTTCCCCGATAAACCATTGCTTATGAGCAGCCTTTTTTTACCCAAAGAAGCCCAACTAGCACTCACTGGCGAAAAAGCTGAAGAGGCGTACAACGATTATATCTCAGCGATCGCCTATGCTCGGGCGGAAGAAGAATGGGAGAGAAAATTCTCCCCCTGTCCTTTCTGATTTTCAGGACCAAAAAATGTTCGATATCGTTGAATTTGTTAAGCAGCAGGAGCGCTTTTTCTGCGAGGCATTAACTGAACCGACGCTGACATGGGCGAAGGAAAGTCAGTTTGCAATTCAGCAATTCCAGAAAAATGCCTTTCTGGCTGACACAGCAAGGGCAAATCTGCCCAGCGCACAGAACGCTATCATCAATGTTGCCGCCATCGGCATAACCCTGAACCCGGCCAGCAAGCTGGCGTATCTGGTCCCACGAAAAAAGGCTGTATGCCTGGATATCAGTTATATGGGGCTTCTGCATCTGGCACAGGTCACAGGAGCCATTCAGTGGGGGCAATGCAAACTTGTTTACGAGAAGGACATTTACGAGTCCAACGGTATTGACTGCGCCCCCACGCACAAATACAACCCCTTCGTAGACAGGGGCGCACGCATTGGCGGTTATTGTGTCGTAAAAACATCCGAAGGCGACTATCTGACCGAAGAGATGAGCAACAGGGAAATCGAGGTCATCAGGGCGTGCAGCAAAGCCGGAAATAACGGAGGAAGTAGCCCGTGGGATAGTTTCCCCGATGAAATGGCCAGAAAAGCCATTGTTAAGCGCGCCAGCAAATACTGGCCCCGTCGCGATCGCCTGGATACAGCTATCGACTACCTGAACACTCAGGGCGGTGAAGGTATCATCCTGAATGCTGATCACATCCCTGAGCGTGACGTCACTCCCGCATCAGATGAGATTATCAATGAGATCACTCAGGCAATCACCGAAATTAACAAGACATGGGATGACCTGCTTCCCTTATGTTCCAAAACATTCCGTCGCACGATTGCATCACATGAATATCTCAGTCAGGAAGAAGCTGTCAAAACGCTTGATTTTGTCAAAAAGAAAGCTGCCAGAAACAAGGCCACGGCGGAAGCGAAAATTCACGCCACCACGGAAAATAACAGCGAGGCCGTGTCATGACACCAGAAATTATTCTCCAGCGAACTGGCGTGGATATTACCAGCCTCGACCAGGGCGATGATGGATGGCACAAGCTGAGACTCGGTGTTATCACTGCTTCAGAAGTTCACTATGTGATAGCAAAGCCACGTTCCGGCAGCAAATGGCCTGATACAAAAATGTCATACTTCCACACCCTGCTGGCTGAAGTTTGTACTGGCGTGGCACCGGAAGTTAACGCTAAGTCGCTCACATGGGGAAAGCAATACGAAGATGATGCCCGTGCCCTCTTCGAATTTATCGCGGATGTTACCGTCTCGGAAACGCCAATAATTTTTCGTGACGAAAGCATGCGCACCGCCTGCTCTCCCGACGGTTTATGCAGCGACGGCAAAGGTCTTGAACTGAAATGTCCCTTCACTTCCCGCGACTTCATGAAGTTCAGACTTGGCGGCTTTGATGCTATCAAACCCGCTTATATGGCTCAGGTGCAATTCAGCATGTGGGTTACAGACAAGGACGCCTGGTACTTTGCCAACTACGACCCGCGCATGAAGCGAGAAGGCCTGCATTATGTCGTGGTCGAACGGGATGAAAAGTACATGGCGAGTTTTGATGAGATGGTGCCGGAGTTCATCGAAAAAATGGACGAAGCCCTGGCTGAAATTGGTTTTGTATTTGGAGAACAATGGGGGGGTTAATAACTAATGGATGAAGTGATTTTTACTTATAACGAAGAAGCAGCACTGACCGCCGGGCAAGGTGGTTTCATTACCGAAACAGGTGCGCATATCATTACCATTACTGAAGCAGAACTCAAGCAATCAGAAAAAGGTGCCCGATTCATTGAGTTTTCTGGAGAATCCGACGACGGACGCAAAATTCAGTATCTCAGTGTTTGTGTTCAGAAAAATGACGGAACGGAAAACAAGTTTGGTGCAAATATTGTTCATGCAATGATGGGATGTGCAGGAATCAGGCAGTTAACGCAACATATGGTTTCCGTCAGTAAATACGTTGCCCCTGAATTCCACGGAAAGAAAATCGGGTTGGTGCTACAGAAAGTATTAACCATAAACAAAAAGACTGGCGCAGACAGTTACCAGATGGAAATCCGTATTCCATTCATTGCAGAAACAGGGCAAACCCTGAAAGAAAAGGCAGAAGGAAAGAAACCAGAAACTGTAGCAAATATAGCTTCCACTCTCAAAGACAAAGACAATCGCAGCAAAAACGCAAACCCGAATCACACGGACGACCCGGGTTACTGGCAGTACGGCGGCGATAGTTTTTAATTCACAAACAAACCAGGCTTTAAATTCAGTAAACAACTGAAGCCTCAATACACTCTCTACACGGAGATATCAATATGAGTCAGCATCAGACAGATGTTAATGTTTTCATTAACGACCTCGACGGCGGGGTATTTGTTAATAAACTTGGTGCGGTATTAAGTGAAGTTGCCTTTGGCGTAAACAGCACAAACAAAAAAGGAAAGGTATGTGTTGAATTCGAATTATCTTCACTTGATGAAAATCGCGTATCAGTTTCCCATAAACTAAAATTCACACGCCCGACAATGCGTGGTAGTAAATCAGAAGAAGACACGACTAACACCCCGATGTTTGTAAATAAAGGTGGTGAGCTTACTTTGTTCCAGAAAGACCAGGGACAGCTTTTCGATAAACAGGGCCAACATGACGCTGTTTTACGCTAAATAATCACTCCCTCCTGAAAACATCAGGGGATATCAACCATAAATAATTTATTTCTCAGGTAAATATATATGTCTCAGTTAGATAGCAATGCCATTAAAGAAATTGTAAAGCTCACCACTACTGCTTTTTCTGGTGAAAATTTGCCGCTTACGGAATGCCCCGTTACGTTATTGCCGGACAATGTAAATATTGAAAGTCTGGAGCGATTCATGACAGAACGCTTTCGTTTCCGTGGAGTCATGACCACAACCAGTATTGATGACTTTGTTGAATACAGCAAAGGTTATGTCGATGGGTTCTCTCGTTGCTTCATTAACGCGGAAACGATGAAAGCGGTCACTGTGTTCAATATCGGCACTCTGGATCAACCAGGACATGCTGACAACAAGGCACTGCTGGAACTGAAAGCCACATCACCATATCGCGCATTACGTGACGTGGACGGCAAAAAACAACTCCAGAAATCTCTCGCTGAATGGCTGGAAGACTGGGCCGACTTCCTCACGGCCTATGACAGCGACGGTAATGTACTGGATATCAAACAGGCTATCTCTGCTGTCCGTCGTCTGACTATCGATGCAAAACGCAGTGCTGAATATGAAGAACAAAACTTCAGCGGTAGCCGCTCAGTTATGGAATCAGTGGAGGCTAAAAGTAAGGAAATCATGCCTGCCACTTTCCGCTTTGAATGCATCCCATTCGAGGGCCTGAGCAACCGTGAGTTCACCCTGCGTCTAAGTATTCTGACCAGCGAGCAACCTGTTCTGGTACTACGTATCGTGCGCATTGAAGCTGCGGAAGAAGAAATTGCCAAAGAGTTCCGTGACCTGCTGAAAGAGCGTTTCGAAGAAGCAGATATCTTAACCTTCATCGGCACATTCTCAGTCTGATGAAATCTGTGACAGGGACGTCACGACATATCGCTCACATTTCACGAGAAAATACACCGTTCTATGAGGATATATTATGCAATTTAAAGATTTACCCGAGGACATTCAGAAAGTAGCTGCGGATACGCTTAAAGCTCATTTATCGGTGGTTGATTTAAGAAAAGAACCAAAGGCGAATCTGGAAAATATCTCCCGAAACTTGCGGGATATTTTTGTCGGGCTGTATGCTTATGATAATGAAAAGCACAAGGACCATATTCAAAATTGCTGCCTTAATAAAGGTCAACAAAACATCAAACGCAATATAACAGAAAACGATAAATCAATTAATTCTGTTGAAAGACTGAATAATTCGCAGGAATCAATACCGGGCAATCGCTATCCAGAAGAGGCCACGCGCGATCTGGAAGAGGCTACGCGCGATCTGGAAGAACTACTTGGCAATCGTGAAACAAAACTTCTTTTCCTGGTTCCGGTTATTCGCCAGAAAGTTCAGGATATTCTTGAAGAAAATGGCATCCCGAAAGAGTACGCCAGGGATGCCATGGAATATTCACTCGAACTGGTGCGTATCAATCCCGATCTGGACTGGCTTGATGAGCATTTAGAATTTCAGAAAGGCGCTTCATGTGAAGACTAAATTCGTTCTTAAAAATGAACTCTGGGTTCATTGTTGTTTTCTTTAGTCCCGGCTTTTCTTCTAATTTTTGGCGATAGTGCGGAGTGTTAATAAATAAAGCCGTGGCGTTTGAAGCGGCAAGAAATGCGATTTTAATTTTTTCATTTTGATCCATTTCACCCTCCTTAGGGGTTGTGGTTAAGGAGTTCTCCACGGGTGAGGTGGAGGACGTGCGCCGGACACGGGTGAGCATCCGGCAATTCCAGCTTACCGCCAGTTTAATCCCCCATAAAGAGACGAAGAAATGAGCGCTCATCATGTTGTGAGTTTTTCAGGCGGTCGTACATCGGCGTATCTCGTTCACCTTATGGAGCAACGCAGAAAGGCAGGTGAAAACGTTCATTACATATTCATGGATACGGGATGTGAACACCCGCTGACATACCGATTTATTCGGGAAGTCGTGAAGTTCTGGGATATTCCACTAACCGTGTTGCAGGTCGATATAAATCCAGAGCTTGGGCAGCCAAATAGTTATACGGAATGGGAACCAAAGGATATTCAGACGCGAATGCCGGTGCTTAAACCGTTTATGGATATGGTTAAAAAGTACGGCACGCCATACATCGGCGGCGCGTTCTGTACTGACAGGCTAAAACTCACCCCTTTCACGAAATATTGCGATGACCATTTCGGACGAGGGAATTACATCACATGGCTGGGTATTCGTGCGGACGAACACCGTAGGCTGAAACCGAAACCGGGCGTCCGGTATCTTGCCGAACTGTCACATTTTGATAAGTCGGATGTTATCCGGTGGTGGCGAGCACAACCTTTTGATTTGCAAATCCCAGAGCACCTCGGGAACTGTGTTTTCTGCATCAAAAAGTCAACGCAAAAGCTGGGGCTTGCATGTAAAGACGAACCTGGTCTGATGCGGTTTTTTAATGAACTGGTTACAGGCAAACACGTCAGGGATGGTCATCGCAGAACAGGAAAAGACGTTATGTACCGTGGCCACCTGACGCTTGACGGGATTGCCAGAATGTATGCCGACAGTGACTACAGTAATTTGTATCAGGCGATGGTGCAAGCCAGGCGGTTTGATACTGGTTCGTGTTCCGAATCATGTGAAATCTGGGGTGATCAATTGGAGTTGAAATTCGAAGAGGTGGTGGCATGACAACCGAAATTAACTATCAGGCACTGCGTGAGGCGGCAGAAGCAATAAAAATAGTAGCCACACCACAAAAATTGCTGGCATTTCGTATGAAAGTCACACCGCAGGTTGTGCTGGCGCTGCTGGATGAACTAGAAGCTAAAAACAAACACATTGCAGAACTGGAAGCGAGGGAAGTTCAATTACCGACTCGCTACGACCTTCGATATGGGCACCCAATAAATGCTGATAAGCGGCATGTCATGATACCTAAAGAAAATGGCAGTTGGCTTTGCCTGATTGACTTAGAACACGCACTACGCGTCGCTGGCATTCGCATCAAAGGAGAGTGAGATGGCCACTATTAGCAGAGAACGCATTGAGCAGTACGTCAATGACCCGCGCATGTGCAACGTTAACGATGAGATTCGACAAATTGCACGTATTGCGCTGGCATCGCTGGAAGCAGAGCCGGTGGCGTGGGAATGCGGTGAAAACATAATCCTGTTTAACCCTGACACAGTTGAAGCATACGCAAAACGCGCGGAGATATCGCCTAAACCACTATATGCCGCGTCGCCAGTTTCGGTAACTCCGGATGGTTGGATAAGCTGTAGTGAGCGAATGCCGAAAAAGAATCAGAACGTACTTATTTCGGTGAATTTCGATAGTGATCTGGTTGAGCCGCTAATATGCTCCGCACGCTATACCGGAAGCACCTTTCGGCGAGGAGAAGCAACGATTAAGCCGGGCAATGGTGTTGAGCAGGTAACACACTGGATGCCGCTACCAGAACCGCCGCAGGAGGTTAACCGTGGCTAACCTGCAACTTGCCGTCAAAGGTGAATACTTCGCAGATAGTTTCCCCCAAATCTGGGGAAAAGCCCGAATGGCGCGGCTTACAGCAAGATAAGGCCTACATGATTTGACAAATCCGCCAGAGCTATCGCATACTGACCGCACTAGAACTTCAAAGCGGTCATCCGCACCCGATAGCTTTGCGGCTTTTTTATGCCTGCAATTTGGCATAGTCACATCCGTACAAAGGTCGGGTGGAGAGGCGTAATACAATACCCGCAAGGGGAATATGCCCGGAGCATCTTTGAAGGCTCTAGTTGACACCCGATCACCAGCCACTAACTGGTGATTGCTAACTAAAACTTCAAAGGAGGTCATCATGACCAGTCAACTCATCCCCGTATTCAACGGCACTATCGACAACGAAACAATTCTTCTAGTTAACGCTCGTGATCTACACTCTTTTCTTGGTGTGGGCAGAATGTTCGCGCACTGGGTTAAAGAACGCATTGCTGAATATGGATTCGTTGAAAGCCAGGACTATATTTTGATTTGCCAAAATGGGCAAACCAAAGGGCGAGGAGGTGATCGCCGTAGCAAGGACTACCACCTAACTCTCGACACAGCCAAAGAACTGGCGATGGTTGAGCGTAACGAAAAAGGCCGCCAGATCCGCCGATACTTCATCGAGTGCGAAAAGAAACTTCGCCAGAGCCTTTTACCTGCACCAATGAACATCAACTACCCTCTATTGTGGTTTTCAGAGCACCACCCCTACTCCATGATGAGCTATGTTGATCGAAAAACTCTTAACCTGGACGTTTCTGTGCTCTTCGACATGCCAAGCCCAACTATGCGCATCCTCAACGAGCTACACAGCAAAGGCTATAACGTTGACGCAGCTGTCGCTGAATTTAACGCCTTCAAGCATCTGACGGAAGAAATGCGCCGCACGCTACAGGATATTTCAAGATTGTCAGATCGAAATTCCCGAAAAGGCTTCTCGTTAAGCCTGTAACTTCCCCTACCATCCCCGACATCCCGTCGGGGTTTTCATATCTGGAGACAAAAATTTGAAACAGATCGCTTTCTACAGGCGTTCTGGAAGGCCCGGTGCCTTCCGTGGGTTAAAAGAACGCGTCACCTGGATGATTCAGTCTCGTGGTCGTCCTGTTACTGGCAGTGAAATAGCAGAGAAATTTGGTGTTTCACTTTGCGAGTTCAACAAGGTAGCTCGCGGCCTGACAAAGGGCAGTAAGGTTGTGAAAATAAAGGCTTCAGAACCATTCACCACAGACACCGGAATCGTTGATCGCTTTTTCTCCCTCGAATCAAATCCTCGTCGTGACACACCTCGCTCACGCAATGCCGTTCCTCCATTCAGTCGCAGAAGCCGTGAACACGCAGCAAAAAACTGTCGCGAGGAATACGTGCAAAAGGCCGAACGCCGTCGCCGACTGATTAAAGCAGGACTTTACATTGATGAGTTTGAAAACGCGCTATGACGAAAAAATACACCCTCATTTACGCAGATCCCCCCTGGACATTCCGCGACAAAGCAACCGATGGTCAACGCGGTGCAAGTTTTAAATATCCGGTCATGAGTCTTCTGGATATCTGCCGCCTCCCGGTATGGGAACTGGCAGCCGATAATTGCCTGTTGGCTATGTGGTGGGTGCCTACACAACCACTTGAAGCATTGAAGGTTGTAGAAGCGTGGGGCTTTCGTATGATGACGATGAAAGGATTAACCTGGAACAAATGCGGGAAAAGACAGACCGACAAGCTGGTCATGGGTATGGGTAGCACCACTCGCGCTAACAGCGAAGACTGCCTTTTTGCAGTGAAAGGAAATCTGCCCGAACGCATTAACGCCGGAATAATCCAGTCATTCACTGCACCACGCCTTGATCACTCCCGCAAGCCGGATATGGCTCGAGAAAAACTTGTGCAACTTCTTGGCGATGTTCCCCGGATAGAACTGTTCGCCCGCCACACCTCGCATGGATTTGATGTATGGGGTAACCAATGCGGCACACCATCCATTGAGATGGTTCCGGGTATTGTTAAATTTCTGGAGAAAACCAATGAGCGAAAAAACGACGTTGACAAAGGCATCACCAGTTGAATTAAGGCAGTGTCTGGAAATCGCAAATCAACTTGCCAGAAGTGGAATACGATTTGTTCCAATCCCGATTACAGCAGATGCAGAACTTCATCTGTTTGGTGAAATTCTTTCCCGAAAGCTGGATGAACTGGAAAAGCTGGTAGAAGAAGCTGACACCTCACCAACCGTATAACAGCCCCACCGACATTAAAATATCAGGAGAAAAAAATGAACGCAGTGCTCACAGAATTGAACAAATTAGGAAAAGCATCAGCCGAAAGTATTTCTAAAGGTCTCAATATTGATTTGAATGACGTTATTGACACTCTATGGAAGTTAAAAAACCAGGGGGTAGTAACTGTAAAAAATGGCATCTGGCAGGCAGTTGCAAGGGAAGTGGACAAAAAACCAAATATCGCCTCAGTGCAGCCAGTGCAGCCAGTGCAGCCAGTGCAGCCAGTGCAGCACAACATTATAGGCGACCTGCTACGTAAATCACGGAAAGAAGCGCGCCGCGCCGGGCGGAAACAGAAACGATGGGAGGGTGCATGTAAGGCGTTGCAAGAACTGAATAAATACCGTGACTTGATCAACGAATTGTCAGAGTGAGCGAATCACAGAGAGAATATTTTGAGAAACACCCCGCGTACATTAATATTGTTTTTCCTTTCTCTAATGACGGGCGGTATCCTGTTATTCGCAGGAACAACATTATTTATTTTTGTTGCCCGGCTAACTGCGAGGATAATGACATGAAAATCACATTTGAAAGTTACGGTTTAACAGCAAGTGTGGTTATATCCAGCTCTATATTCGAAAGCCGCAAACATCAGCATATCGTTGATGCAGTGAAACTCAAAGCCCCGGAAGTTACCGTCACAACACATGGACTTTTCAGGATACGAACGACGTTGACTACAACACACCTCTCGGCATGCCGTGTTTATGATATGGCACTCAAGGAATACAACCAGTGTTCGTCCTGATCCAGCGCGGGCAGTCTTTCGTTGATGCCAACAACTATCCGGTAGAAATATGCAAGGTAACTCTGACTCAGGTGATCTACCGAAGGCTCGACGGCAGAACCAGAGCCACTTCAATTGGTGCATTTAATGAAGAATTTGAGCGAATAGAGCACAACGAACTGCATATGATTAAAGCGGAAATTGAGAAGGAAAAGCATATTGCCAGCCTTCGAAAAATGCGCCGTACATCAATCAACTAACAACCGCCTTCGGGCGGTTTATTATGCTGTTGAAAAACATGTAGAAAAGGAGAGCATACTATGGAAATCAACTTAATGACCGAAAAAGAAGTTTCTGAGTTGTTACAAAAAAGGCGCACAGCTTTGTATAATTTGCGAAAAAAACACGGATTCCCTGATCCAGTACTTACTCATCCGGCGCGATATAGCCGTCAGGCCGTTGAACAATGGCTTAAATCCGGAGGAATTAACCGAGCTGTTTAGCGTGCCAGAAAATTTTATCAGCATACAACTCATACGCATCTTTCTGTTCCGACAACCAGTCGTGTTTATTATACACGGCCATCACTCCTCCCAGTTCATGCCCCAGCATTTTTTCAGTGACGTGGGGCATAATTCCTTCCCCAGATAAATTCGTTACCAGAGAACGCCTAAAATCATGCGTTCTCCATTCAGGAATATCAATTTTCGCCCTGAGTTTTTTCATGTACAAATTAGCAGACGAACGGTCAATAGGTTTATCTATTTCCTGCCCAGGGAACAGCACATCAAATCCGATATTAAGCAATCGCTCAATATAAGGCTCAACCTGAGTAAATATCGGACGCCGGATAATATTACCCATCTTTGAATGCTCTTTAGGGGTTGTCCAGACCAGATCTTCCATGTTGAACTCACTGGCTGTAGCGAGACGTAGCTCAGAAAGCCTGGCCCCCCATAGCAATAGCAATTGATGTAACAGCTTGTTGGAAGTAACCACTTTTGAGTTCTCCAGTGCCAGCCAGATCTTTGCCAGTTCCGTATAGGTAAGTACGCGACTCCCCACATCTGGTTTCTTCCCAATATTCTTTACACTAAGTTTGAGTAATTCGCATGATGGGATTAACTGGCGGCTGATACACCAGTTAATAACTGAACGCAGTTGTAACAACAGAACACGAGCCTTTTTCTTGTTGAGGCTTTCTTGCTTGTCAAAAAAGCGAGCCCAAGCCGATACAGGGATACCGGCAACTGGCGAGTCTTCAAACTGTGTGTACATAGTGTTGTACACAACAGATCTATAAAGCGTCTGAGTATTGGGTTTCAGGCCGCTAACATACTTATCCCACCACTGATCCAGGCATTCTTTTAATGTCAATTCGCCATCACTGGGGGCAAAATAATTTTTAGGGTTAACTCCCTTCATGTACAATGCGCGCATCTCACCGACGATAACACGTGCGTCCTTCAGTGAAGTGGACGGATAGCGCCCGACAGTAAGACGTACTGGCTTACCATTCCAGCGATAACGGTACTGAAACGTGATAGTTCCTGCTGGAGTAATCCGCACACTTAACCCGTCACCATCGGTGATTTCAGCAGGGCCAGAGTAGGGTTTTCCGTATAGGCCTCGTAGTTTGGTGTCACTCAGTGCCAATGCTTTATATCCTGTACACAAGTTTATAATGTATTCTGTACTCAATATGTACGCATTAGCAAGTGAACAAAACACTTTTCAACGCAAAAGAAGATAATCAACCATGAACAAAAACGAACTTACACCTTGATTTTAAAACCATAAAGACGGTATTATCAGTCATATGGTGAACAACCAAAATCAATACGCAACAACGTCCTCTTAGTTAAATGGATATAACGAGCCCCTCCTAAGGGCTAATTGCAGGTTCGATTCCTGCAGGGGACACCATTTATCAGTTCGCCTCCATCCGTACCAGTCCGCAAAATCCCCTGAATATCAAGCCTTCCGTAGATTCACAGTTCGTCATGGTTCGCGTCAGATCGTTGACAGCCGCACGCCATGACGGGTAAAAAGTGGATAAAATAATTTTACCCACCGGATTTTTACCCATGCTCACCGTTAAGCAGATTGAAGCAGCAAAGCCGAAAGAAAAACCATACCGCCTACTCGATGGTAATGGCCTGTACCTTTATGTCCCTGTATCAGGGAAAAAGGTATGGCAGCTTCGCTACAAGATTGACGGTAAGGAGAAAATCCTGACCGTCGGAAAATATCCGCTTATGACTTTGCAAGAGGCAAGGGATAAAGCATGGACTGCGAGGAAAGACATCTCGGTTGGCATCGATCCGGTAAAGGCGAAAAAGGCTTCGTCTAACAACAATTCCTTTAGTGCGATTTACAAGGAATGGTACGAGCATAAGAGGCAAGTCTGGTCAGCCGCCTATGCGACTGAACTTGCAAAAATGTTTGATGACGACATTTTACCTATCATCGGCGGCCTTGAAATTCAGGATATTGAGCCGATGCAACTGCTGGAAGTAATCCGCAGATTTGAAGATCGCGGGGCAATGGAGCGAGCCAACAAAGCACGCAGAAGATGCGGCGAGGTTTTCCGTTACGCTATTGTCACCGGAAGGGCTAAATATAACCCGGCACCTGACCTTGCTGAAGCCATGAAGGGATACCGCAAGAAGAACTTCCCGTTTTTACCTGCCGACCAGATCCCGGCATTCAACAAAGCACTTGCAACATTTTCAGGAAGTATCGTATCTCTCATTGCGACCAAAGTTTTACGCTACACAGCACTAAGAACGAAAGAGCTTCGTTCCATGCAATGGAAGAACGTCGATTTTGAAAACAGGATTATCACCATCGAGGCCAGTGTGATGAAGGGACGCAAGATTCATGTGGTTCCGATGTCGGACCAGGTTGTTGAACTTCTCACTACGCTAAGCTCCATCACTAAACCAGTATCAGAGTTTGTTTTTGCCGGGCGCAACGATAAGAAGAAGTCAATCTGTGAGAACGCTGTACTGCTTGTGATCAAACAAATCGGCTATGAAGGTCTGGAAAGCGGTCACGGATTCAGGCATGAATTCAGCACGATTATGAACGAGCACGAATGGCCTGCTGACGCTATTGAAGTGCAACTAGCACATGCCAACGGCGGATCTGTGCGTGGGATTTACAACCATGCTCAGTATCTCGATAAGCGCAGAGAAATGATGCAGTGGTGGGCGGACTGGCTTGATGGGAAGGTGGAGTAGTTATTACAACGATTCTTATAAAAAAGAAAAGCCTTGCACATATAGCAAAGCTTTTCACTTCTCAGGATTTCTTACACCAAGAAACCATCAACAATAACAAAATGCAATTATTATATGTTAACTACATATGCATTTCATTAAAACCAATCATAAATGCTTATCATACTTTAATTGCTATAATTGATTGCCTTCTATTTTTTCAACTCGAGTGGTTGAAACATCATTCTTAAATCCACTCCACCATTTTCTTAGCTTATTGTTTATTGGCTTTTCAAAAAACAAATACATCATTATTGATATAAATAATGAAGCAAACAGAGCCATTACTATAAATTTAATTACACTTATAGCACCAAGACCAGAAACATTAAAGAACTTGCTCAATGTACTGATTACTATAGTATGGACCAAGTAAAATGAAAAAGAAGCATCACCTAAAAGTATCATAACTTTATTTGATATTATTTTTGAAATAATACCACCATTAAACGAAAACACTAATATTGAAAAGGCCATTGATGGTATAAAAAGCGCATCATACTGTAATCCATTGCTATTTTGACTTTTTGCCACCATATAGACAGACATTAGGATAAAGACTACAGATGATATTTCAGCAAATGATAGAACTAAATATGACGGCTTTGACTTAAACTCAAAATCTCCGGCCTGATTGCTGCGGATTGTCTCTGCCAGCCTGCCTCGGTCAATCTCACGACCAGCCATCTTGTCCTGAACATTGAAGTAGTCAATCGGACCGAGAGCAGCCATCCCAAGGTGATAAACAAACTCACCAAACCCTGAAGGATTCTGCTGATACATCTGAGCAACGTTGTTAGGGTCAACACCGACGCGCGCCAGTTCCTTGGCGTTGTTTTGCAGCCATGATTGCATTGCTTCTGGAGACGAGGCCGCAAGGCGTGCGCCAGCCGCTAAGGTGCCGATAGAATTGCGCTGGTCTTCGTCTGCCCACTTCATACCAGACTGAATCTTCTCTAATTGACCAGGATATTTGGTCATCAGATCTCGAACCTGCTGTCGATCGCCGGACTGGATGGCTGCCGCATATTCTTTTTGGAATGCAGCATCCGCTTCCTGTTGCTTTGCGGCTTGAGATGTTTGAGCGACACTACCAAGTCCCTGCAACGCCTGAAGGCCGATGTTATTGCGACCTGAACGCTCCATTTCGTTGTTCTGGCGAATATAGGCCAACGCCTCACTTACATCACTTGCCTTTGGCGCATTTGAGTTTTGCCCACCGATACCAGCAAGAAAACCGCCTGAGTTGATTCCTTGTTGCCAAGTAGCCATATTCCCACCTTAAAACAATGATCCAAGACCACCGATAACACCGCCAGCAAGAGCACCAATACCAGTCCCAATAACAGGAACTGCACTACCAATCATTGCACCTGATGCGGCCCCACCAATGGCACCTGTAGCAAAACTCTGTAGGCCTGAAGGCTTATTCGCATTTGCTGCCGATGCTGCCGCCTGCTGTTGATACAATTGGCTGACATTGTTAGCGTAGTTCTGTCCGGCGTTTGCCTGACCTGTAAGAGCACCAAGGCCGATATTTGCCAGATTGTTGTAGTTGTTCATCTGACCTGACAGCCAGTTTTGACCGAGTGTAGGTGCGATTGCTGCTAACTGGTTTCCTGTTGCTGTAGAGCCTAATCCACCCGTTGCCTCTGCTGCTGCCAGACTCTGATAGCGCGCCTGCCCTGCAAGGTCTTTATACTGCTGAGAGTTGTAATACTGGTTAAGCGCCTGACCTTGCCCCTGAAGAGAGGAAAGATTCTGCAACTGTGATACGTACTGCTGAGCGAGTGGCGTGAACGGTGCAAGGTTTTGCATGTTCGTCTGCCACATTTCACGCTGCAGTTCGATGCCCTTTTCAGTTGCGCGTGCCTGGGCTTTAGATCCGGAGTCGCTGCCGCCTTTCATATACCCATTCATGGGAAGCAATTTATTCTTGAAGCTTTCGCTAAGTACTAACATTTAATAGCTCCTCATATTTCGAACGAGGTAATTGATAGAGGGTGATTCCTACCGGTTTTCCGTTACTCATGTACGCATCATCAAGGTGACCAACACGGGTAGCGCCAAGCAAACGGATAATTGCCCGTCCGTATTTGGTGGTGTCAGGAACCATGGTGATGCTGTTAAGGAATGGTGAGTTTTCGAGAAGCCATTTGCAGAATAATCGATGCCCTTGTAGTGCATATTCGCCACGGAATCCGGGGTCATACACCGCATGGCATTCAACAACGCTATGCCAGAAGTTACGCACTTCATGAACTCCAGCCAGCACTAATCCTTCGTAGATGCCGAGATATACCGCATCAGGCTTGATGTAGTATTTATCTCCACTGTCTACGATATTCCCCGTGTTTACCGGGTTGTTAAGGAATTCTGCAAGTTTCACCGGGTTATCGATGAGCTTTATTTCCATCACTGCTCCGCAATGATTTTGATGGTTGTGGCAGTAAACGCCGCGCCATTCGACTGAATGGTTAACGTGCTGCCATTTGTGGCAAGAAAGCCGTCTTTATCCACGCTGAAGAACGTAGCTAACAGGATGTTGTCGGTTGTTGTTGCCGAGTTGCGACTGCTTACTAGCGTGTCAGGAACAGAACCGGAGAATGTTAGCTGCATTGACCTGTTGGCGGTTCCGCTGGGCCACGTCCCGACAATCGACAGCTTGAAGAACAAGGTTTTGTTCTCGTTGAACACAACCATCTTGTTGTTAACGGTGTCGAAGAATGGTGCCAACGTCCCGGATGACGGCGTAAGCGTTTTCAGCAGGCTAACAAGGTTGGTCGGCGCTGTCGGGATGGTTACTGATACGCCAGAGTAAACAACCTCTGACTTCTTGCGCGTAGTGGCATACTCCAGAGCATTAATGCGCGTTTCATGGTCTGAAACCTGCGATTCCAGCGACTGAACTCTGGTATCAAGCGATGCAATATCGCTTTCATTCAAGGCAATCAGTGGGTTTACGTCATGGAGTGGGCTCAACACCAGTCAGAGCCGCATGTACACGCAATAATCATGGTGAACGAAAGAAGCATTAATGGGCAAGCTGGCAAAATTGTCAGCAAATGGGTAACACTGGCAAACAATGCAATCCCATCAAATGTTCCTCCCCAGTGGGATCTAGATTTGAAAGGTCAGCAATATTCAGAGCCTACAAAGTGTATAGGTAAACAGATTGATTACATGGCAAAGCCCGAAACTAAGTTAAATGACTTTAATAGAGAGGCGAGCAAGAGCCTATATGATTGGTCAGATGCCAACGTTTGGGGTTATTCGAATGGCTGGGCGCGGCATGAGATAAAAAAAGAAACACTTTCTATCACTGGCTTTCATGCTGTAAGACGCATACTAAAAGCCGTTCAGGCATCAAGGAAAGACAACTACAAAGCTAAGCGACAGATACAGCGTACATTGAAACGACAAGACATAAATCGATCACCAATCACCCCGTTCCAAGCACCGTTAATTAGCAAACACGATTGGGATTTATCAGTGATAGCGGTCACCAAAGAGGCAGAGACAGAGCGCAGGGAATTACTATCCTCACAGATAATAAACTCGAACAAAGTACAAACCCACCCACTGTTAAGGATGTTAAGAAGAGCACGAGTGAGAGCATCCAGAGCCAAAAGAGAAAGCGGAGGTTATGACCATTACTACTAGTAGTGACAGATCGTGACAAGGCGGTGCAAAAAACGACCAATAATAAGAGAGATATGCCTGCCAAACCGCCAAAAGCGCGGAGCGCGGCAAACGCCGCGAGAGGCGCAAGAAGGCGAACCTATCCATTGAAACGGTCAGAAGCGCATCGCGCTCGACGACCGAAGTCCCCACTAACACCGTTAACGAAAGATCAAAGTCTTAGAAAAAAATGACGTTTCTTTGATGGACTTCCATCCGTAAAAATCAAATTTTGAGAAAAAGTACTTATAGAAATTAATCGCTCTATAAGGATAAGTTGACGTTAGTTTAAAGTGATAAAACATTAAAGAAAAAACGTAAAATCAAATACATAAAATAAGTCACCAAGGGATCATTTTCAGAAAACAACGTCAACGTAACGTCAACTCTGTAAGAACTTTTTTGGTCACTTTTTGGGTTGAATGTACGTAAAAATCCCCAGCAGTGAAATTTGAGCGCGTAAGCACAATTCTGAGGGGCTTTTTGTCTGTAGGTTAGGCAGTGTAACTAACAATACAAGAAGTTAGCTCTGACTAACTATTTAATTAACTTTTCAATCTAATTGCGTTAGATATTATACCCTAACGCAATATTTTTAATTCAATAATGTCTGTAAATTGTTATTACTTATAATTATACATTTAACTATATCTACATTGGCTGCTTCCAATTACTACTTACGTAACGGAATCTCGGATCCTCTGTTTTTGGCTCGGTATAATAAGAATCATCAATAGTAAAGTTCGACGCTAATTTATCCCGAAGCCCACCTAAACGTTCAATGCTTGTTAGTTCGTTAGTAACATCCTTGAAAACGGTAGAAAATGCTTTATGTTGTTTAGACTTCATAAATTCAGGAGTGCTCAGTGCAAACTCTTTATCAGGCAAACCTGGAATACCCACGAGTCCTGTCAATGAATTTATACATTTTATCAAAAAACTGCCTTGAATACCTTGATTTGATGGAACACCGTAGCTTCGTTTAATATCTCCAGATATTTTATCTAAATCACTTAGTAATTTTGTTACTTTTTTATTTCCTGCACTTATCCCCGATTCATCGTAGGTCACATGAATCTCTCGGATTACATCTCGACACGTACGAAAATGATCATGTGTTCTAAGCTCTAAAGCTGAATTGATAACTTGAGAGACATTTCCTGTTTCGTTTGCTAGCCATGCAGAAAATATTGGTAAATCTAATGAAATAGTAGATGTGCGTCCATGATCTACAATTTCAGATCTTGCAGTACTGATTTTATCAGACAACGATTGCACCAACCTTGCAGTATAATCATGACCAAAAGCACCTGTTTTTTTCATCCAATGCAATTGATATGCATGCCTTATTGGATGAATAAATGAGTCTGCTTTAAAATGCTTAGCAATGACGCTGTAATAAATAGATTTATATGCCAACCAATTTAGCGATGCGATAAACATTTCAAGTGAACGAGTCATACCTCCTTTACCGCGAGTAGATTTTTCCCTTTCTAGTTCAAATTCACGCTCAGTATATTCATGTCCAGATGAACTCACTAGCTTCACATCGGTTGACCAGTACCCTTTCGTATCAGAAGCATCTGATAATTCATTAAAAATCGATGCACTTAGTTCACTATATTTCGCATATTCAGGAGTACCGGGCTGACCAAGCATTTTCATTGTTAAGTAATACACGCTAGACCGAAGATCCCATGTGCAAATCATATTCAGCTTAAGCATCTCTACAAGTTGCCTAAAATCATCGTCAACAAACTCCCCACCTCTAATTTCGGAAGTAATTTGCCGAGATTCAACTTGTGCTAACTGATCAAGTTCACTGAGTTGAAAATCACTTTCAGATACAAATTTAATAAAGTCAAATTTAGCAATGCGTTTATCTCTATATTCTTTTTTATAATTATCTACACAGATCAGGGTATCGTAAAAAAGTATCGCTTGAATAAGATTTTCAAAAGCGACTAAATCTCCGTTAATAGTATCTGGATTCTTAACAAGAATATCACCCAGTGTTCTTTCGACTGCTGTTAACGAAGCATTATCAATCAACGCATAAGACATTAAACTACCTCCATTAGATAATATCTAATAACATTATATTTCAATTAGGTTTAAAAATTGTGATACTTATGACAGATTTGAGTGACATTTTATCAATCTACTGATTTTGATGGTGAAATTTATTAGAAGGTATGCGTAGTGCTACGGGAGAAATGAGAAACGCGCCCAGCAATGGCGCATCCTTTCTTAAGCAAGTTGGCTAGTATCTATAGCATCCATCCAATCAGGAGCAATTCCCAAACGTTCCGCGAACTCTTCATTGGTCACGTCTTCCATTGAGAGACTAGCCAGACAATCGTTAATTTCAGAATAGACGGGGGAAAGTAATAGGTATTCCCGCAACTCTTTCAGGTCTTTTTCCAT